GCGTAAGACGCGGCTCGCGTGCCACGAATACCGGAGACGATTTGCGCCGTCGTCTTTCCCTCGACATAGCCAATCCGAATGGCATTGCGAATCACCGTCATGCGATCGCTTTCGACGGTCTTCGCCCAGTCGGCAAGCAGTCGGCCTTGAAACGGTCGCGACAACGCGGCCGCATAAACTTGGTCGACGCTCACGCGTGCAACCAAGAAGCGCACCTGCACGGGTTCAGGAATGACGTGACGATATAGATCGTACTGGTAATGTGCTTCGTAGTCCGCGAAGTCACGCAGTTCTTGCGTCAACTCTCGATCGACGCTTTGATACGCGCGAACGTTAATCGCGCGTACGGATTGCAATAGCAACTCAAGTCTTTCAACCGTGAAGCTATCCGCCGGCATGCGATCGAGCGCTTCCTGCAATGCAGCCGATAGCTCGGCATCAGCCTTGTTCAGCGTGCTGATAATGCGCCTGACAACACTATTGCTGTATTGACTCAGGTCAACGCTGTGGCCAGTCGCGGCATCAGCCATCAATTCATTGACCGTCGTCATTCAGACGCTACTCTGCTTTCGTCGGCTTCGTACCTGGGTCAGTCATGGTACCGAGTGCAGGGCCTTCTTCATTGGCTTTCGCCAACTCCACTTCGGGATCAATATCGGGACTCAATACGCCGCGGCGCTGCTGTTCACGCAATGCCGTTTCTTTCGTGATCAAACCCGCCTGTTGCATGGCGACAATCAATTGAGCGCTTGCATCGCTGAGTGAACGCGCGCCGTAGTCTTTAAACAGACTTACGTTTCCGCTCGTCGTGAGGTTTGCATACTTCGCCGTATAGATGAGCGCGAGATCAAGTGCGTCTTCAAATCCTTCTGCCATGCGTTGCAGATCGCATTTGTTTCCCTCGGCGTCGTTCTCGTCTTCGGTTGCCGTTCTGTTGCCAGGCTTTGCGACCAACAACTCGGCACCGGCTTGAATCATCTGCGCTTCGAGATCCTGCAGCGATTCTTTGCCCGCAGTAATGGACGCGCCCGTATGTTCTACAAACTTCGCGTCGGCTTCCGGATGATCTGCTTTGATCGCCGCAGACGCGCCGACCGTGATCTTAGCGTTCTCACCAAACATCTTAATGAACAGGATCGGCACGCGTGCGACATGCAATATCGTGTCTTGATCGCTTTGCGACTGCCAGTGCTTAACATTCAAGAACGCGAGTTCACGCAATGGCGGTTCGCCGATCATGAATGCCTTGCGGAATCCATAAACGGGAACGAATGGAATGAAGTCGAGTCCCGTCGTACCTTCGTCGACGACAACCCAGCTTTCCTTGCCAGCTGTATCCTTTTTCTTTTCGTAGACCGAGAATGCACCCGGCGTTAACACACGAACGCGTTCGACCTGCTTCTCACCGAAGTCACCATCGTCTTCGCTCGCGGCTTCGGCAATACGCAACTGAGTCAGTTGCAGCTTGCCGTTCACGAGCTTCGTGCGCCAACCCAGTATCTGATTGTGCGGTATACGTAACCAATATGGCCTAATGCCAGCTTTCTTTTGGTCTTCTACGGTAGGCGGTCCACCGTTGGCGCCGGTAATCGCTTTCGGCGTTTCCACCAAGATTCCGCAGAACCCATAAAAGGATTCCAAGAACATCTCGGCGGCGAACGCATGCAGATTGACGCCTTGCTTATCGATGTCGGCAGACCATTCTACGATTTCAGGCGGCGCGTCTTTCGACAAGATGAGTTCTTTCGAAAACGGCTTGCCAGCCATCACAGAGACCGTGCGTCGATAAGCGGGAAACAGTGTCGCCGTTGCTAATCTCGCGTCATAGCTTTCTTCTTCTTCGTTCGGCCATTTCGGCAGCAACATTTTTCCAGCCGCACGCATTGCAGGCGTGCCACCCATGAGCGCTTCAATGACGGGCCATTGCTCACCCATCTTGGTGACGTCATTGCTTCTCTCATTAACTTGGGTTGCCATCGCTTCTCTACATTCGAAGTGGGGTAACGGTGACGGTGGGTTTCACAATCGGCCATCGGTATGCAATCGGATAAGTACCGGCATCGATCACGTGATCGTGACCCGATGATTTATCGGGCTCGCCGTTCTTGTCGTACACCTGTTGTTCAAGGGCTTCGGTGTAGCGAGGACATGCGTCTGTGTTCACGTGCAATCTACGCTTGCCACCACTGTGTATGAGCGCATTCGTTGCCAGCACGCGATCTTTTACCGCTGGATTAGTGGAGTTCACGCAGACCGAAAATCCTGACTGCCTCAATATCGCGATGTCTGAAGTACTCGCGTTGTTTGATTTGCGAGATTCACCACTCGCGTCCGGATACACAGTAATCGGATGTCCCTTATCCTTGTAACGCTCGATAATCGACTTCGACATCGCGGGCGTATCAAAAATGTCTGTGAGTTCACCGACGGCGTGCGGCTCGTCATTGCGCAGCACGTAGACAACTGCGGCCATCTTCGTGACGTTGAAATCCATGCCGACATGCAGGTGCTCTTTGTCCTTGATCGTCTCAGTGCTGCCGTTAAGTTCGCGCTTGAACTCAGGATAAACAGCGCCAGCCGTGAGGTTGACGAACTCGCCATTTAGATAGGCAAGCAGTAGTTGTGTCGGGTATGTATCTGCTAGCTGACGCAAGTAATCATCGGGAAGATTCCGTTGATTGCTGTATGACGTCGCCTTGATGAGTTTATAGCCGCGACCCGGCTTCTTCTTCCATGTCTCATAGATAAACCTGAAACCTTCCGGAGTCGTGACAACACCGACGGTGTTCTTCCTTCCGTCAGGTTTCTTCTGTCGTTGTCGACCGAGTATCTTGAACCATACGGCTCGCGCGGCTTCGGTCTTAAGCGTATCGAGTTCGTCGACAATGCTATCCGCTACTTTGTAGCCGACGATGCGTTCCGGCGCATCCATCGACCTGAAGATGATCTTGCCAGCGTTAGCGATTTCAATCTCGTGATCGCCTTTTAACAAGCGACCGCGGATCTGCATCATCTCCATGACTTCGAGAAAGCTGGGATATCCTACTTTCTTGACGAGATCGTAAGTCGGCAGGTAGTAGCCGACGTCCAGCTTTGGATACGCGCACTTCAGTTTGAGCGCGCGAACGACGCCTACGAACGTTTTGCCTGCGCCGAAGCCACCGCAGAAACACGGGAACGTCGCGTCAGTACCCGCGAACTCAAGTTGAGGTCGGCTGAGCTGGATTCTCGTCGTCATAACCAACCAGTTGAATCACCGGCGGCGTTGTGCTGACGTTGCCGAGATGCTCAAGGCGATCTCTATTCATTCCACCAATGCGTGCCAGTGCTTCCAACGCGCGGATGCGATCCACGACTTTGATTTTTCTCACGCGTCCGATATGCATTGCGTCTTTACCGCGGCCTTCGTAAAGTTCTTCGGCTTCAACGCCTGCGATCAACGCAGCGGCTTCCTCCGATAATTCGTGCAACGGTTTGAAGTCACCGACTTCATTGAGTAGCTGCCGCACGTCGCCAAACGCGGCGAGTGCGAGCTGTCGAACGACTTGCTGCTGTGTGATTCCAACGCTTGCGAAGATCTCTGCAGAACGCTCGGCGATTGCAGCTTTGATTTCCGGTCGCTGCATCATCCGATACGCGGCATCCGTAGGATTGCTATTTTTACGCTTGAGTCTCCGAAATGCTTCTGCTGCCGTGCAGCCAGTGCAGAGTTCATCAATGAAACGCCTTTCCCAGCGCTTCAAGTTTTCATACGCGCTCATATCAGTCGGCTTCGTCCTCGATCGTGATGCGGAGAATCACATCGAGCTCAACACCATCGGAAAACGTCACGTGATTGACGACATCCCATGTCTCACCATCGGCACCGCCTGATATCTTCACCGTTGTGATCTGGCGACCAGCTGTGTTGATGATGTCGCTGCTAACGATCGTGAGTGCGGGATCCTCTGGCGTCCATACGCTGGCAGATATCGTTCGCAGCAATCCCTGCGTAGTGATGTCGACAGCCGTGAGTGTGATGCTGCCGTCGACGACGGTACCGCTGAGGACGCGAGGAAACTTTACTTCCTTGACCTCGCTCGTCTGACCGTTGCCGCTGACGACGTATTCGAAGCCAGTGGCTTCAACGGGTCGCAGGTGATCACCCGTGTTGTATTCAGCACCGGGTTGGTGAAACCGAAACGTCTCACCACGCCAGTCGACGCCGAAGTCGCGCACTTCGTCCGGACGTTTGCACGCCGGGACGATCAGTACGCAGGTCACGAGTTAAACGCTCAGTGTTAGCGATACGTTGAGAGTGTCGCCACTGGCCACACTGCGATCGCCACCCGTGAACAAACCAGCGCTATACAGAATGCCAGTCGTGCCAGCCTTCGTGTTGTTCGACGTAATGAAACCGCCCTTGATGGTATCGGTTGCATTGATGGTGAACGCTACGGCTGAACTCGTGGCTTTACTGCCTGATGAGGCCGAACTGAACGAAGGCGCGACGCGAGTTGAATTGCTGTACGCACTCGACTCTGCCCAACCGCTATGCGATGACATCGTGTCGCCGGCAGCGATCGCTGAATAACCAGTCGACGTGATCAGCGACAAATACCAAGCGGCTGTATAGGCACTACCGGCAAAGTACTTGTCGAGCAGATCGTTCTTGCCTGCGGTAACGACAGTGTTCAGAAACACGCCATCCCATTTGATCTCTTGATCAAATGCATCGAGTCGATGACGCAGGCGCAGGATCTCTTCCGGACTCGCGCGCTCACTGATTGCGGCCTGCAGATCGAGTTGCACGTCGATGAATGACTTGCGGTCGGCTTCACGTGGTCCCAAGCATGAGAACTCATAGCGGAAGCGTGGTGCACGAAACTCTTCACCGAGTACTGCAGCAGCCATTATGCTCACGGCAGAGCGATCAACTGCATTGCCGCGTTCGCCGTGTTGTTTGCTGATGTTCATTACGCAGCCCTCACGATTTCGACGCCTTCAACTACCTGGCCAGCAAAGGCATCCCAGAGGCCTTTTGCTGCGGCGTCCATGTCGCGATACCAGCTGATGCGACCTTCCATTGATTTCGGTTCACCGGCTTTTTTGAGCGCCTCAATGACGGCGAGCTCGGTGCGAATCTGATTTGGATGATTGAGTTCGTCATCGCTCAACTCAGACGCGAGTCCAATTGCGTTTGGCACGGAGCCGTCGGTTGGAATGCGCATGCGGTTTTCATCCGGACTAACGCCAGCCAATAGCATGGCGTCGCGATACGCCTTAACGGCGTCACGATTAGGTGTCATGTGAAAGTCCTCAGTGGGTGGTTGGTTGTTGCCAGCGCAAAACCATTGTGCGATCGCTGGATATCGGAACCATTGCCGTGCGCTGCTTCACCGGCACAACGCCGATGCGTGAAGACGGTGGCAACGCAAATCGATTTAAGATCGACCAGATGTCGGCAGCAGTGCTGGCTTCAACAAGTGAAACCGAGACGGGACCAGCCGATGAAATCGCGTCAACTACTGCAGCGGCGTCTTGATCAAGGCCTGCAAATTTTGCAAAGCCGATAGTTGTTCAGCACTGGACGCGGCTTCAATTGCGGCTGCGTTCTGAATCAATGCGGCTGCAATGGCATCGCTAACCGTACGCGGTTCAGCGATTGATACGTCATACGTCGACGTACCCGATGCAAAGTTCTCAGTCGCGGTTACAGCATTTGTCAACGCAGCGATGAGATTGGCGACACCTGAGAACGCGCCATCAACTAGACCGGCTTCGGTCATTGAAGGCGTATGGACTTGAATCGACGACTGTGAATCCGATGACGTGCCTGTCTCGCTAATCGATTGCGAATACACGGCACCAGTTGATGACTGACCATCGATCGCGGTACCGGATTCGCTGACAGCGGCAGCGGTTGTCTTCACGCCAGTGCTAGCGTCTGCAGCAGTTGCAGACTCTGCTATCGAACCCGCGACCTGTTGGCTTGGCGACAACACATCTGCTGCCGTGCCCTGCTCTGCTATTGAATCGCCGGTCGTCGTTCCATTGGACACGACGTCAGCAACGCTTCCGGATTCAGCAACTGCTGAAACGATGACGACAACACTGGACTCAGTATCAGCAATCGTGACGGCTTCAGTCATGTTGATGACTGCAGCGAGTTGCGTGGTGAGCGCGTCGGCAATGCTTCCGGCTTCAGTTACGGCCGCCAGCAGTGTAGAAATCTGCGTTAACGCATCTGCTACCGAGGCGGTCTCAGTGATCGACGATGCTTGTGAACTGCCTGAAGTAATCGCGTCTGTTGATGTCAGCGTCTCTGCGATTGCTGCCAACGTAATCGCGACATTTCCATAACTGTCGGAACCGCTTCCGGCTTCTGTAATTGAAGACGTGGCAACGACGGTTGCTGATTGTGCGTCTGCCGCAGTAACGGTTTCAACGAGTGCAAGAGGTAGAAATACTGGATAGACGACGAACGCATTTAATCGCGGATCACTGCGGCGTCTGTAAACAGACTTACGCATGGATTAGCTGAGTTCTTCCCAGATCGCATGACCTGACCATACGCGGCTAGACGCAACAGCACTTTGCAGATTCAATGCAATGCGGCCTGATGGTGCAATGATTGGTCTGCATTCCGGCGTCGGAATGAATTGGAATGGAATCAATTGATGCCACTGCCAGGCTTCGAGAATATCGCTTGCCGTACCCGGTGTCGTAACGAGATAAGACGCCGCGACTTGAATCGTCGATGTGTCGCCATCCATGTGTGTTTCGGTAATACCGGTACCGCCGGTACCAGTTGTCGAGCGACGCATCAATCGCAGTCTCACGACTTCATCAGTGGTAACACCCGACGTCATCTCGATGGCATGCAGAATCGCAACACAGTTCGCGCTGTTAACGAGTTCGATGATGTCTTGATCGCTATCGTTCGTAACTGTGATGTTGTCAAACACCGCGCTGCACATTCTGCCCATGGTCACATCCTCAAAAGTGTATTCATACGCACGTAACCTTGAGGCAACGTGAGCGTGTTACTCGCGCCGCCGGCCATCGTGACGCGGGGTGTAGCCGAGTAAGTGTCGAGTGCGGAACTGCCGCCGTAGACTCTGAGATCGTAATAATCGCCACCGGCTGCAGGTGATTGCGTGTTCAGACTCCATTCGAGTTCGGTGTAATCGTCAGTCGTGAGGTCGATCGCGTCTGTGCCGTTCTCGTCATCCCATCTGCGACCCGTGACGAAATCGCTTGTCGACTTTCCACTCGGTGCAGTCAAACGTGCAGTCGTGGCTTCACCGCCACTGGCGATGTTGCTTGACGTCGCAACATAGATTTCATTTGTCACCGTTGCAGGCGGTCTGATCGCAATTGTGATGCGGCCTTGAACACTTGATGTCGCCAGTGTTCCCGTCGTGCCGCCAATCGCGCCCGCCGTGTTCAGCGTTCCCGATATGACAGTGATACCGCTGCCATTGCCTGACGTCGTGCCGAAATCAAGTTGTTCAGTAACGCTGCCAAGGTTTGCGTTTGCCCATCCTGATCCTTGTGCCGTAGCACTATCAGTCGCGTTCGCGATGATGTTCAGGATCAAACAATTGTTGACCGTCGTTGTTCCACCGGGGAACGTCACGCTTGTTGACGCAGTGCTGGCGACGTCACCGGCAACCACATGCAATGCACTCGCGAGTGTTTGATGAGGACCAGCGATTGCAAATGTATTGACGAGCGTGTGATCACCGGCGTCGCCGATGTTTGTGCTCGCTTCACTGCCGGTAGCAATCTTTGCGTATACCGTAATTCTTGCTGCCGCGGTTCCAGCTGCCGTACCCGTTCCTTGTGGTGACGACGAAACTTCAGTCCAACCAGAAGGCGGTGTCGCCACGGCTTGATTCGCTGTCGCGACCACCATAAACAACAGATCGCCAGCAGAAAAACTCGATGGCATGCCAGCAGAAACAGCACCGGTACCCGATGCTGCCGTGCCCGCGCTCTTCCATGTTGGTGTCGAATACACAGTCGTGGCACCAACAGGCACATCGACGTATCCACCGCTGCCGTTTTTCTGATATCGCAGCTTGAATGCAGTTGATGCGGGATCCAATGCTGCATTGATCAACGCACGCAACAGAAACGAGCTACCGACTGATACGGTTACATTCGTGTTCTCTGCGGCTGCGAATGCATGCGCGCTTTCGTTGCCATCGTCGTTGCCAAACCTAAAGCTGTATTCGTCAAGCGTTGCCGATGGACCAGATGGCTTGAGCGCATACAGGACACCAACGAAGCCAGTCGCAATGCTGGGCGTCATCGTTGCCGTAACAGCTCCAGCTGTCGGCATCAATGCATACGATATCGCCAGCTTTCTGAATCCGCCTGATTCGTATGCGTAGACAGTAGTCCAGGTTAGGCCGCCTGCATTATCCGACATCGTCACCGTTGGATCTGATGTCGCGCCGACATCCAGTGCGGCTGCGTACACCAACATGGCACCATTGGTCGCCGTAGTGAGACTTAGCCCGCGACCCGTGGTGTTATTGTTTGAATCCGATGTCGTTGCTGGCGTTGCGTCATTCGGCGTGGTTGTATCAACACCGCTGAATGTCGCGATCATGCCTATGGCTGCGTCACCAGACACAGTTGTTGAAACGCTCGTAACCCCGCTACCAGCTTTTCCGGCACCAATGGCGGCAACCATCGCGTCTGATGTCGACGTTCCTTCAAACGTCTTTGTCAGCGGTGAACCGAGTGTGAACGTGCCGGATGCAACGTCCGTACAATACGCCGCGATGAGATAATCATCGACGGTCGGAGATATGGTGACAACGCACGGCGACCCTGGCGTCTGCTGTTTCGCCGATGTAACGAACGCAACACTCACGCCGCTACCCCGTACACGCCGCCGATAAACTTTTTACTTTGCGTTTGCGCAAGCGTTGATCCAAAGCCCCACATGCCGAGACAACCTTCGCTCCACGCGATAGTGCCCATGCTCTCAGCACCGGTGCCGTCAACAACGGTGTTCTCGTTCTGCGTGTGCCATGATCCATCATAGAAACCGGACAAGCCGCTCGGGCTCGCTCCATTCGCGCCCCAGAACTTAAGCACTGTCCATATTTTTGAAGCGTCGGCATTGCATGAAGCGCCACCGAATGCAGCTTTATTCGCAGCTGTCGTAACTTCGTTGATGTAGGCGTCATGCCATGTCCCGCTCGTGTCGAAATAACCGAGTTTCACCTTCCCGGTGCTGCCCTCGTAATACATCATCACGGCTTTACCCGTGGCGCTCATCGCCTGCAGCGGATACGAGATGTTTCCACCGCTAGGCGTGTTCGTTGCGATGACCGTAGTCGACGGCGATGTTGACCAGAACGAACCAATGCGCGCGAAACGCTTCACCGATGTATCGAACTGCGTGGATGACGATTGACTCAACAGGTAATAATCGCCGTTGAATTGGCCATACATCAGGAATACGGCTTCGCTCGTGAACTCCTGGCATAGATACAACTGCACGTAGTGCGCCGACATCTGTCCCGTAGCGGTTGCCGTGAACATCGTCGTATCGTTGCCGCTGCCACCGAATCCAACACTTGATGTCGTGCCCGTGATTCCGTTGATGTAGCCGCCGACAATATTGATGGTTCCCGATGCTGGATATTCGTATGCCCAGATCGGTACTTCGACTCCGTTCAAATAGCCGATGATGATGTCGCCGCGAGGATCCGCGTTCGATGCGTCAGGACTGTGATCCGGTAATTGCACCGGTGACTGATCAATGCTCACTGCAGTAACGTGTCCACCGCTACGCGTTACCGCAAATCGTGTGTAGTACCAAGTGTGATTGAATAGGCGCGTGCTGATGCCATGCAACTTGCCATTGCTGTCAATCGCCAAGCCCATGAGAATGTCGGGCGTGATCGTTACAGTTGAAACCAGGGAGAAGCTTGCACCGCTGTTCTGCGATGTCCAAAACTGGATGGCGCCCGATGAATTGTAGAAGGCGACGATGAGATCGCCAGTCGTTGCGTCTCTCACGCCGCGGTGTTGGCCATTTGTCCAATCGCTTCCGTCGACAACAGTTGTTGTGTCTGTCCAATTAACGAACGTCAGCGGTGTTCCCGACGGTGGCGTACGCTCTATCCCTCGTGCACTCTCCGGGAATGAAACGACGTGATACTTCATTTCGGATGTGATGACTCGGTAGCGACGCGCGGGAATAAAAAAAGCCGCTGCGCAGAAGGGGGATGCGCAGCGGCTTGTAGTTGCGTTCAGTGGGGAAACTGAACGCCTGGCTCAGGAGAAAGCAGGCAATAAAAAACCCGGCTTTGTGGGCCGGGTTTCTGGCAGGCGACATTGTCACACTGCATGGTGGCGCACTTTATTGGGCGCCTAATGCTGTGTCAAGCCGAGACAATTCCTGAGTTCTTCAGGTTAGCATCTAGTTTTGCCCAGGCTTGATTTTCAACGCCCTCCTTTTCTGCGTATACGCCTGTCGCCTTTTGACCGAGCAGCCAACGATGAATGCGGCCGTAATGAGCGCTGATCGTGTTGCGGTCATACTCGGTTTCCTCTGCCAACTCAGCCAACACTTGTTGTTGGCCGTAGATCTTCTTCACCAGGGTTGAGCGAATATAGTAACTCGCGTGACATCCACACGGCTTTGCGTACGACTCCTTTGCGAGTACGTCGACGGCGCTCAACCAAACCGAATTCGTTAGTTCACCACTGCAGCACGGTCGCTTGCATTCGCATTTAAGCATTCGCCTTGCTGATCTAGCCGTGATTGCCGCAGCCATGGTGACGCCAAGTGCTCTTACCTTCGCCATGATGATGCCAGCCTGACCTGCGGCGTCGATATCAGTCATCCCGTTTCCGGTACCGCCTTTATCGGCGACACGATTCATCGCCGGACGTAGAGGTCGGCCGGTGATGTTGACAGCAAATTTAACGGCTGCCTCTGCTGACGTGAATAACGGGATATCACTGATAACTGTGGACATTGCGGTTCCCCTGGATAGAATGGCGACACGCAAGTCATGTTCAGACTTTGCACTGTGTGTGAATGGTTTAGAGCCGGTGTTCATAGCACCGGCTTTTTTATTTTCAGTTCTGTTTCGATTGCAGTATCGATCCATTCGCGGCAACTATTCTCGGCTGCGCGAGATTGGCTTCCATCGTCATCGCAAGCTTTTTGAAATGCTTAGCCATTCCATAGTTGATATCGTCTCGCGTGATTCCGTTGCCGTGCTTCGACAACAACTCTTCGAGCGCAATGACGCGCGCAGAGATGACATTGAGACCAATCAACTGCTGCATGGGATCGATCACCTGTGCCGCTTGGACCTCAGCAATGGTGGCGTTCACCAATGCCTGCATTGCTTCTCGTGCGGCCAACTCTGAGGCCGTTGCTTTCGGCTGAGCGATATTGGCTTCAGCTGTCGTACTCGTTTCAGTATTTGCATCTGTCATCGTAGTCCCCATCGTTAAAACCAGTGTCACGCCGTTGTGGCCGCGTGGTTGCCAGAAACTTTGCGGCCGCAATCGCTGTCTTGCGATCGTGCTCAATGACGACGACACCTAAACGATATCGCCATCGACGCGGCTGACTGCACCTGACCTCGAACACCTTCACGCCTCCCTTGTATGGCGCACGCGCCATAAACATCATTCAGTCCAGATGTGCACGATGTTCAACGCCAACACCAGCACGACAAAGCAAGCAAACTCAGTGCTGACGTGAGTCACCTTGTCCAGCAGTTCGCCAATGACAAGCGAATTCGCTGCGATCAGCAAACAAATCCAGATGCTTCTCAATGCCCGCAATGCTTCTCGTCTCGTGACATGCATCATCACGGCCACAACAAATGGATTGCATTGATAACCATGAAGAACTCAAACAGCATGGCCACCCACATATCTCCTAACTTTCCTCTGGCAGCAGCGCGTACGGATACCGCGAACGAGACTGCAAATATTCCCAGGCACGCCCAAATAAAACCGTTTACGCTCAGCATCTTCAAATCCTCCCGACGCCCATGTTGTAACCACACTTCGCGCCGCGAATGTGATTGGTGATTGAATCGCTATAGTCTTTGAGCCAGCCAGACTTGGGCTACATGGCTTCGAGATCGGCCGCCAAGGCCTTGCGTTTGTCTTCTTCTCGCTGACGACGTCCCATCCGCAATGCGAGTCGAAGCTGACGACGAGTTTCAAATATGTCGTTCTGTCTCATCAGATCTTTCATATCGGCTAAACTCAATTTGGCACCTCGATGTATTTCATGGCTTCAGCGATACCGAGCGCTGCTGCGAAAACGATTGCCGTCAGAAAAACAAGCAGCCCAAAGAACTGTTTCAGTTTGTCGTCGTTGTCGTCGTCGCTACTCATGGCTGCTCCGTCCAACCTCGTGACTTAAGAAACTGTGCCGTCATGTCAACGGCGACACCGCTCTTAACCTGGCTCTGTTCGAATCGCAACACGTGCCAGCCGAGAATGTTGGCACTCGCGTATTTGATGTTGTCCTCCTTGTAGCCAGTGATTGATGCATGCCGTCCCGTGCATACGAGTTGTCCCGCGAGTCGTTTGACAACGAGGCCTTCGATCTCAACGGCGAGCATGAACTCTGGATGTGGCCACGCGAAATCGAAACGCCAATTGCGTTCGATGCTCTTTGCAAACAGATGTTGAGTAACGCCGCCGGGTAACCCACGCACCATGCAATGGAACGCGAACAAGTCTTCTGGTGAAGTGTCACCACTTGACTTGCCTTTACGACTAGACTTTCCCGTACGCTTTGCCGTCAGCGCGAGGTATTCGGCGGCTTTCATCAGTATCCATCCATGATGAAACTCTTCAGCAGATACGTGTCCGGTGACATCCTCACAGCAGTCCATCGATCGCCTTCGTACTCATAGTCCTTGAGTATCTCCAATGCGCGTTCGTTGATCTTTATCTGCTGCTCAGCACTTCGCTTTCTATCGGCTATGCCCTTGTCGAACACGTCGCAAATGGATTCGTGCACATTGCTTCCCCGACCTTTGTGTTTAACCGTCTTTCGTTTCGCAGCGAGTGTTCTGGCATCAATGGCGCACTTGGCAATGATTGTGTGGTTCTCGTTCATCGCATGACGAATGCCGGCGCGGATCAAATCAATCGGATCACTGCCGTCTGAATTTCCCGACAGGTAATGCTCGACGCATTGCCTAAACGCGTCGGCCAACATCATTACTGCTTGCGCTTCGATGCTATTGCTGTTGTCAGTGCTGCCCGTGGCGTCATACTGCTGGCGACGCGCGGCATCACTTAGCACATCGTAAGCGTGTTGAACTGCCTTCATCTCGTCTTCGCTTCCGCCTTGACGATCTGGATGAGCTTTACTTGCCGCACGTCTGTACGCCGCCTTGATCTCAACAGCGCTGGCAGTGCGTTCGACGCCGAGGATCTCGTACAGAGTTTTCACTGCGCCACCTGCATATTGTTACTGCAATGACGAACGAGAGCAGCCGTGTAACACATGTGGTAATTCAGCGACGTACCTTGATAGCACATCTGAGTTTCGAACTTCACTCGTTCGTATTGAACGAAACTGCATTCGTATCTTTTCAGCATTTCCATTGATGGACGATCTTGTCGTTCACAGCCAGCAACCAATAACAGTACTGCAAGCAATAGATATTTCACGACCTCTTCCCCTTCCACTCTTTATCCTTTTCGATTGTGGCTTTGAACATCATGTTGCTCGCTGTATGAAACGCAACGATGCCTTCTGGTTTCATGAATCCCGGTGATGCATGCGAACCCGTTGCAGCCAATGCCAACAGCGCCCCTCTGCACTCGTCGAATCCATTCTTTGCATCACTGCGCAGAATCACGGGAACAACATGACAACACGCGGGACGATTAGGGTTGTTTTCCCATCGCGTCACGTTGAACAGACTGAATCGTTTTTCAGTCATGCCATAGTTGCGCTGTATGCCCTGCCCCCACCATTCACCGAAGTGATGACCCGGTCCAAGCTTTAGCAACTCTTGCGAGTTGTCTTCCACCCAGCGCGCGAAACCGTAATTGTCATCGTCTGGCGTGATGAGTCTGCTGCGTGATTGCGCGCTGATCGTTGTTCCGTCTTCGTCAATCACAACAGCAGCATTAGTGCCGTCGATCTTTTCGGTGATGATGACTTCGCGGTTAAGGCGAGCGATCTTTGGAAATTCTTTGAACTCGATCATGGCTTCACCTTCCATGCCTTCGACACCGTTGCAAAGCTGGTCTCGAAGAAGTTGGTTCTGCGGTTGTACCAAGCGTAAAACTCGGCAACCCACTTGAAGCGGAACTGCTTGAAGATTACGCGCGGCGCTCTGCTTGTGTTGAAGCCGTCTCCGATGATCACGCGGACTTGCCAAACGTACGGACCCGTAATGACCGGCTCATACTTCACGGCAAACACATCCGGCTTACATGGGTAGAGTTCGTTGCGCGTTCCCAGAATGATCCAGTCGCCTTGGCGAGCAAGCATGTCGCCTTCAAGTGTTGGTATCAGCGCGCAGAGCTCATCGTCACCAACATGTGCGTTCGGGAATCGTCGGTTGGCAACAGTACCGTTAAAGCCTTCTAGCCTGTAGCCGACATAGCATCTGCGCGCGAGTTCAAGAACGTCATCCCAAGTATCGAATCGCAACTGAACGGCTTCGATTTCAACAGGCCTTGATTTGAACTTTGGCATGACTACACCGCCAACCCATTCGAGACCGTCAACTGCCCTTTCGCTATCTGCCTGCGCCTGCGCTCACACTCGCCTTCGCCGATGTGTGGCTTTTGAAAACTCTCGCGATGACGTTCACGTCGGACATCGTGCAAGTACTTGCGGCGACGCTTTGCTGACATCGCCTGCAGTGGATAGCCGCCACGGTTAATCGCATCGTTGGCACCGAGCATCGCGGCCATAATTGATGCGCCGAGAAAGAATGATCGCTTGCGAGGCTGAGCGGCTTGATGCAACGCCTCGCGATCAGCGCGTTCACGATCTAACCCAACTAGTACATCGGGAGGAAGCTGGCTCATGCTGCGTCACCCGTAGTTGAATCGCTTGCATCATCACCTACCTGTGATTGCTGACCTTCAGGCAGCCGCGGCGGAACGTAATCGCGCTTTCCATCGTTCTTGACGGGCGTTGCCAGGCCACGAGCTTCAATCGCTTCGAGTAAACGCGCTGATCGGTTATAGCCAATCTTTAATAAGCTCTGCAGCTTGGAGATCGTTAGCGTGCCGTGTTCGATGAGCAGCAACACGGCTTCGTCAATCAATGGATCGGGAGCGTTTAGATCAACAATGTTGGTATCACCGTCCGTCTTGTCGATCATTACGGAGGTGTCACCAGATGTTATCGTCACTGACGAACCACGCGGTACTGAGTTGACGAGCTGGCTTGCAGCAGTCTTGAACATGTCGGGCTGCTCTTGATGTTGTAGCACCCAGTTGACGCGACACTCATTGCCTTGTAGCGGTATGAGATCAGCGCTTTCATCGCCAGCGATTTCCCATATGATTTCGCCGCTCAGCTTTGCGCCCATCTTTCCGAGGATGAGACCGACGCCTGTCAACTTGGCGTTTGCGATCTTCAAAGTGTCTTCAGGATTAATACCGCCGATGACACCGGTCAGCATGCATTCGAAGATCGGCAGCGATAGATCCATTCGCACGAGTGGCAGTCCGTGATCATCGTATAGCGATGCCTGCGTCCAACCGATTGGCAGCATGAATATCTCGTCGATGATTTCACGCGTGACGACGCAGTCGTTAAATTTCAAGTGACCGAACACAGCTTCGGTGTCGTCTGGTTTCTTCTCGCGCTTTTGTGTGAATCCTTTGCCGATGAAGGCAACGCTTTCGATTACGATATGCATGGTGATTCCCCGTTGTGTTGATTACCAGGTAATGATTCGTTCGGCATGAGATGCTCGACGACTTCGATGCCAATGGTTGCCGGTGTCACCGTTGGATCAAATTCAATGACGTCTGTGTTCTTCGCAGGCCTTGGCTTTACGCGCTGATGTTTTGGCAGCGATGCTTCGCGGTTGTATTGCAGCCAGTTCATGCGACCGCCTTCGCTTGACCCGCGAGCAAGCCCCTGGCTTTGCATTCGTCGAAGTAAGCCTCAAGCGATTGCTTGTGCTTCTCGATAAACCATGCGCCCCACGTCAAGCGAGTTGGTTGGCCTTCGCGATCGCGCATGAAATCATTGCGCTGCGACCATATGCGACGCGCGAGACAGTACTTGCGCTGCTCTTCAACTGGCAGGTGGCGAATGTGGGCGACTGGATCCGCGGTAGTCATGCTGCCCACCTATCACCAGGAATGGCTTCGTCTGCGTTCTTCTCGCCCCACAACGACATCAACTCGCGTGCGCGTGGCCACCAGAAGTCGTCGTCCTTGTCGCCGTAGTCTTCAAACCATTGCTTCCACTTTGGCGCGTATTCAGCTTTGACGTGTTCAGGTAAGTACTCGAAGCCGATGACGTAGCCTTTGAACTTTGGTTGCGTTTCGGCAATGGCAACGTTGATCGCGTTGCGACGCAGATGCGCGAGATGTTGCTGACGCGGCAATGCAGACACCTTGGGTTCGTCAGGCCTCTTGAACGGTTCGGCTTTGCGATTGGCTTCGTCACGCAGCGACCAGAAGCGACCCGGCATCGGTAATCGTGTCATGCCGTCTTTGCCGGCGTTCTCACGCGCGAATAGCGACGCGACTTTGAAGTCGTGCATCGACATCTTCGACAACGCCTGCCAGTAGCTGTCGATGATCTCGCCGGTCTTCTTGCGATCAAAGGCTTCGCATAGCAGCGCCATCTCTCTGTCGAATTCTGTCCAGCTCTCAGCTTGCATTGCGAAGCTCCGGTGGCAAGGCGTTAGTCGTTTGTTTGTTTTTCTGCTGAGGCGGAGTCCATGCTTGTCGCCACGGTTGATCGGCAGCACTGAAAAAGTTATGCGGTGACATCACGAACTGCGTGCCGGTATCGCCCTTCGCTTCGACAAACTTGGCGTAACGCCTCACGCCTTCCTCGAGTTGCTTCCATGTGGCGCCGAAGGTGTCAACGCAGGTCTGACATGCTGCGAGTGCCATGATCCAGTTCTCGCGTCCGCTGAACTTCGGGTATGTGGATTGCAGCGTTTGCAGCCATCCGTCTGGCATCGCGGTGTCGGCGTCTTCGCATGCAGGTGACCCAATCGGGTTTTCATCGGTCGCGTTGTGGTCAAGCCGAGATGCGTCAACCGGTCTGCCGTCTTCGGTAATGGTTTTTACTTCCGGCTCGCGGGCGCTCTGAATATGCTTCTGTTCTTGTTTCTGTTTCTGTTCTTGTTTCTGATTAGGCATAGCCTTCGGCAAAGGCTTTGCGAAAGCGTCAGCGAAGGCTTTGCGGAAGCCTTCTCCTAAGGCTTCGTGAAAGGCTTTAAGTGCTTGATGTGCTTCTCGTTTAAGATCGCATTCCGGGAGTTCATCGAATATAAGTCCCCATGATTTTGTTACGTTTGGAGACTCTGGTTTGTTGTACTCAATGGCACGTGGTAACCACACCAATCTAGCCTTCCAATCTGCCTTAACCATACCCTTCTCAGATGCTTCCGCGAAGGCTTCCCGAAAGGCTTCCAGTGACCAACCGAAGCGATCCGCGAGTGAAACCTCTGAGCCTTCAAACAACCCGGGTATGTTCGTGGTCTGCGGGCCGAGTATGAAAAGCAGCCAAAGCGATTGACCGCTGGGCGGTAACGGCGTCAGTGATCTGAACTTCTCATCGTTCCACGTACGGATATCAAGCTTGCGATAACGGCTCATGCTGCCCCCGCATTTGCCATCACGGCTTCAAGCGTCTTGAGATCGACGAGCGGAGCGTTTGGATCAAGCATGCCCTCAATGCGCAATTTGGTTTTTCGAATGGCTGCATCGCGTTGCTGATACGCATCCCACAAGCGAAGGCTTGCGAGTCTCGCTATGTCGATGACCTGGTGGTGTTCGAGCGGTTTGTAATCCGGGTTCGACTTGCACTTACGCTTGACCGTGATGTGATGAAGATCTCCGCGATCGCTCAGGTGAACGCAGAGCACGCCACTCTTGGCGCCGCAGTGCTCAAGTAATTCGTCCTTCCAAATCGGAGCCGCAATCGCGTAGTAGTGCTTCCACACGCCGCGCGGCCACTCCAAAGGTTTGCCCTCAGCGCGTACATAGTGTTTCTTTTCCGCATCCCAAACCGTTTGTGCCGGTTGATGCCATTTGTCTTTGGCGCGATCGGCTTTCAAGTCAGCTCTGCTGATCTTTATCTCGACGTCGACGACGCGCAGCGTGTTGGTTACGACGAGCAGATCGCATTCGCTGCCGGGCCAATAACAGTTATCGACGACGCACAGCATGCCTTTGAACGTATGGCGCGCGAGTGCGCGGCCGATGTTGTATTCGTTGTAAACGCTGATGTCTGCGCTGGCTTTCACGCGGCACCCCACACGCGTTCAAGCCTGCCACTGCGTGAATGTCTGGCATCGCCTGTCGGTATTGCTTTGCCCCTGCGCTGCAGATCTGGGAGCCGCTTGTTAACGGCTTGCGTTTGCATGTCGAGCCGCACGGCGAGCTCATCCACGGTCTGCGGTCCGTACTTGGTGAGACACGCCAATATTTTTTCCGCGTGCGTTCCCGCGAATTCATCCAGGCGTGCGGCAGTCATATGGCTGGTGACGGGATCACGGCTGCGCGCATGCGTGACGGGATTGAAGTCAGTCATGCGACACCGTGAGTGCTGACGCCGACGTGGGGATTTCGCTGACAGATGCCGATTGCACGTGAATAAAAAATCCACGCGGGGCGGAATGCCATTCCGGTGTCGTCGGCGCGTAAAAAAATAGTGGCGACTCGTGAGGGAATCGAACCCCCGACCCGCGGATTTGGAGGCCGCTGCTCTACCAGCTGAGCTAACGAGTCGCGGGTACTCACTTGCGCACCGCCGGCATTCTTTCAAGCAGACTCTCGACTCGCTTGTAGCGTGATTCATTACGCTTGTGATCGTCGCGGATCTCGCGCAGCAGTTGAGTCAGTTCGTCTTCACTCGAAATCCAGTCGAATTCATATCCGAGTTGTTGTGCTTCGTAGCGAATCGTGGCGCAGCTGTTATTTTCTTTCGCCATCGCCTTGATCATCATCAACTCATCAACGGATAGCTTCTGCGCTTGCTCGGAGTTCAGCGCGTTGTCCAATAGCTTCGTTGCGGTCTCGATGCTCTTGGACGGCCATAGTTTGTGCGCAACATATTTGGTGCCACCAATGGCGGCGATATCCGCGCGTATCGCATCGAAAATCGTGTCGTGAAACAGTTGTGTTTGCAGGGGCATATGCGGCCTTATGAATTTCTCAGAAAGCCGCATAACGGAAACTGCGTACATTCGTCGCTATGCACGAAACCAAGGCAAAAATAGGTAGTTTTGCGCGCGACGCTGATTACGTCATGACGTTCTGTCACGTCGATACCAAACGAAGTAGGTCGTTTCCCGATGTTCATAAATTCACCCTGAGACTGCGGTCACGCTTTTCGATGACAGGTTTATCGTTCATTTGTGTTCGTCAGCTTTGTGGCGTGGTTATGTCGTCAATTGCTTGTCAATCAGTGGTTTCCTACACAATGCTTTCCTTCGGATTTATCGAACAAAAGGAAGCAATGAATGAAGAAGAATCAGGCAACGTTGCGTTTGGTGGTGGATCGGGATGCGGGCTTACTTCCGCGCAAGTACTGCCAATCAACATCGGGACGCATTACTTCGGCGGTGACTTTGCCGCCGGATTCGCGATCAATATCAATGGCGAGTGATTCACCGCAGGTTTTGGCACCACAGGCGACATTGCGGAGATGCCCAACACTGGTTTTGCATCGCTCAGCGAATGACTCTCGGTCTGCAGACGACAACGATTTCAAGAACTCTTTGAGTTTCATGTCCGCACTATCACCAAACGGTGTCAGTTTGTCAACACTAAACGGTGACTTCACCAAACGGTGTGATCGGGGTCATGCTTTGACTATGAGTTCTCCCCCGATATCTCGCGCAGTGAAAGCACGTCGCATAAAAAATCTGAAAGCCGCCATCGAGGAAAAGTTCGGCGGTAACATCAGTGCAGCGGCGCGTGCCATCGACGCCGATGACATGCACTACGTGAACTATTTGAATGGCGTTCTAAACAACCCCGACAAATCATTCGGTGAGAAGGCATGCCGCAAGGCAGAGAAAGGCCTCGGCTATCCGCCGGGTACGTTCGACCTGGATCCAGACGCGCCGAAGACATGGCCCTTCAAGATGATCACGCGCGAGCGATACGACAAGCTCGCTGATGACGCGCATACACGGATTGAGGGTGCCCTACTCGCTCTCGTCATTGAACACGAGTTACAGAGCATGTCTGAACATTCGAAAAAGCAGAAACGGTAATCGGGATTCAAACCTTCACAGGAGTCTGGAATGATCAGGAAAGCAGTAATGGCAGTTTGTGCCTTGTCTTTGGCTGGCTGCGTCGATACATATGCCCGCAAGACATTGGAGCGGTCGGACGTGAAACTACCGCGGAGCTCGGCAGTTGTTATTGCCGTGCCGGCCGCGGGAAGCTTCGCAGATAAGACGTATAAAACTTCGGGTGCGCAGACGGCTGCGGCGATACACGCTGCATTCTCTCGCGAGACGCGCGCGGTAAGCATTGCGAAGGAATGTACAGACCTGCCCTGCCTGATCACGAATGCGGGCAACGCCAACTATTATGTTGTACCCGAAATATTGCGGTGGGAAGACCGAGCCACGGAATGGAGTGGCAAGCCAGACAAAATAGAGATACGCATCGCCGTGATTGATGCCGCGACGATGAAGGAAGTCGCAATCACCATCATCTCCGGCAAAAGCAAATGGCTGACAATGGGTGGTGATCATCCGCAGGATCTGCTGCAGGCGCCAGTGGATGCTTGGGTGCATACGCTCTTCTAACCGGACATAACGATCACATCTGCTAAAACCCGCTCCGGCGGGTTTTTTTATGCGCGGTGAGAAAAATATCACCTTTTGGTGTTGACACTATCACCAAACGGTGTCAGGATGATTCCCAGCACGGTGAGTTGGGAGACGGATATGCACATAACATCGCAGAGTCGATTACCAGGCCAGGTAATGGCCAATGTCGTTTCTATAAGTCTCGCACTCACTGTTGAGAACAGTGACGGCAGCGCAAACATCACGCTGGCAACCGTTGACACCACCGATTTGAGGCTGATGGTTGATCGTGGCCACGAGATGGTGCTGCCAGAACTCGCACGGAATCAGCGTCATGCATAACGTAGTACTCCACGACTGCAAACACATGGTGCTGGCGCGATCAACGACTCGCAGACCGCGGGGATGGTACGGCGAGTTGCTGGCTGGTTTTGTCTGCATCGCCATCATGGCGGCTGTCATCGGTGCCATGTTTTTCAGCGAATACCGCGCAGCCATTGCCAAGTGGTACTTCATATCGATCACGGTCACAAGCTTGCTGTTCTTGGCAGGCGTTGCCAGAAACGCAGTGAACTGGAAATGCTTGATTGGCGTTCACGCGTTCACGGCATGGCGTCACATCGGCGCTCATCAACATCGTCGCTGTCAACGCTGTGGTTGCACGCGTTCACGTCTATGGGTGCAGTCATGAGCTTCGAAGAAGCCTTAGCTGAACGCGTGAAGCTCGACCGCTCTTTAGTGCGTCATGAATCATGGTGGCTCAATCCACCTGAGGCGCGCGCGTCAGCACGCCGGGTCTTCGCGAATCGCAGCATTGATTTGCAGTGGTGTGTCATCCGCGAATGGATGCAGCGAAATAACCACGGTCCCGAATTGTTTGCGGAGTCAGTGCAGTTCCATAAGAACTGTGCCGCGATTATGCATGCCCGTTTTTCCGGTGATCACGACACAGCTGCTCGCCTCATTGAAGAAGCGCAGCGTGAATACCTGGGCTCACTTATTCAAAAAGAGTGGGACCAAAATGAATAACTCATCGACGACGCAAGACGTTCAGCCCGTCACCACTGATAAGCCATACATCGAGATGGCTCTTACACCGCAGCAACAGGCGGCGTGCGCATCACTACTGCAACGCGCGCGTCACGCCGGAAAGCTCGGCAAGCCAGGCATGATCGCCGCGCAAATCTTTGGCGATCACATGCGCGTTGGATTCATTCGGCACGAAGCCGCGGTAAAAATCAAACAGGAGCTGAAGCCATGATCGTTATAGACGGCATTGAACTCACTCAAAGTGAAGAGCTTCGCTTCCACGCCGATAGCGAGAGCCGCGAAGGCGAGTACTTTCCGAGTGCCGACGACATCCGCGGGCACGTGAAAGCTGGTGACGTTAGTCGATCTGCGATTCGCTCGGTATCACGTGATGCCATCGCGGGTTCGGCGCCAATGGAATGCGAGGCAGCAGCATGAAGGCCGCGTTCTTCATTGCATTGCTAAGCGCTTGCTGCTTTCAGCGCAGAGGCGGTCGTGTCCTTACGCCAGAGTCTCGCTTCTATGAATGCCTTGACTTCTACTATGACGCACGCACGTTTGCGCAGCTAAAAAACGATCTACAGCGCGCGCAATTTCGGCTGCGTCTCGCAAAAAACAATGGCCGCGACCTTAAAGACCTGCGCAATGAAGTCTACCTCACTCACCAACGCATATTGGATACGAGACGCCGCGACTTTATGCGATTTGTTTACGCGTGCCGTCGTCGTATTGAGTTGCGTAAAAAGCGCCAAGACGAGCGATTGAAGAAGGCAAGCAATGTTATTCCGATGTTCCTGCGAAGACGGGCTAATTAATTATGGCTATCACGTATCACAAAGACTTGATTCAAGGCAGTGACGAATGGCATGCCGCGCGCTGCGGATTGCTCACGGCGTCAGAAATGAATCTGATCATCACGCCAACGTTGAAGATCGCGTCGAATGATAAAGAGCGATCGCACCTCTACGAGTTGCTCGCGCAGCGCATCAACAACTATGTCGAGCCACGGTATATCGGCGAAGCCATGTTGCGCGGTGATATGGATGAACTCGAAGCGCGCAAGTTATATGACATGCATTACGAACCCGTTACCGAAGTCGGGTTCATCACAAACAATAAGTGGGGTTTCACGCTGGGTTACTCGCCGGACGGACTCGTTGGCGAGAAAGGCGCGATCGAGTGCAAGTCGCGGTGTCAAAAGTATCAGCTGCAGACGCTGCTTGAAAACGCAGAGTTGCAAACTGCACCCGCTGATTTCGTCATGCAATTGCAGACCGGAATGCTGGTGGCAGAACTCGAATGGATTGATTTCATCAGTTATTGCGGTGGCATGCCGATGCTTGCCATTCGCGTCTTCCCGGATACCACGATTCAACAAGCCATAGTGGCTGCTGCTTACGCGTTCGAGCAACGCCTGGCGGAAAAATTGGCTTTATATCAAACAGTAATGAATTCGTCGGCGCGATTAATTCCAACGGAGCGCCGCGTAATCGAGGATATGCATTTATGAGCGCTGATATGTCTCACGTGATCGTTCCGAAGAGCGATCAACTGAACGCCGATGATCTCATCGCGGGTCCAATCACGATAAAGATTCGTGATGTCAAGATTCGCGTTGATACGAAGGATCAACCCGTATCCATCTTTTATGAAGGCGACAACGACAAGCCTTATAAAAGCTGCAAATCAATGAACCGCGTCATGGTCATTGCCTGGGGTTCAGACGCCCGAAAATATATTGGCCGCAGCATGACTTTGTATCGCGATGCCTCCGTGAAATGGGCGGGAATGGAAGTCGGCGGTATTCGCATCAGCCATATGTCGCACATTGATTCCGCGATCACCATGGCGCTGACGGCGACCAAAGGAAGTCGCAAGCCGTATACCGTCAAACCATTGGTGTTGGCAGAAAATGCGGCGGCGAAAAACAACCCTGCCGTGGCTGCACTCGCGGACAAATACAAGAGCGCTGCGAATCAAGAAGCGTACAGCGCACTTGAGGCCGAGCGCCGCACGCTGTGGCCACAACTCGCAGCCGATGACAAAGCGCAGTTAAAGCAAGTCGCTGATGCGGCGAAGGCAAGGCTTGCTACGCCTTCCGCGACATCCGAAGGCAAAGCGACCAAGACATTTGATGCTGCGTCAGCTATTTCACAACTGAATGCTTGCAGTGATTTAAACGAACTCCAAATGATTTGGGACGCGATGGTCGATGGCGCCAAAGAGTGCGGCATCGAAGTTCCAGTCAGTGTTGAAGACGCACGCAATATGCGGCGCGAGGCGTTGCAAGGGTTTTGATCTGCGGTGATAGCTCAGTGGTGAAGTCACCTGTATCCGGCTTGGTGGCTTCATTTATAGAGCACCTGCTTGTTAAGCAGGAGGTCGTTGGTTCGATTCCAACTCACCGCTCCATTTAAGGGGAATGTCATGAACTGCTTTGAGGTGTTCTTGATAGGCGCGATTGAATTTGTTGGCGCTGTTTGTGTTTGCGCACTAATTGTGACGACAACAATCAGTTTATGCAGAGCAATTGAAAACGCGAATTGAACTATAGCGGGGTGGAGCAGCGCTAGCTCGTCGGGCTCATAACCCGAAGGTCGGAGGTTGAAATCCTCCCCCCGCTACCACTTTTTGAATTGGGGAATACATATGTCTGAAACACAATCGCAAACCGCTGCCGACGTAGCGACACCGTCTAAGTCATCGCTGGCATTGGCTGTTGTATCAACTGCTATCGCCGAGTTCGACAAGGTCGCGGCTGGCCTCACTGAGCTGAAAAGCAAATTCGGTGGCGTCGTGTATGAAGTCGCGACAACGAAAGGCATGGCGGAAGCAAAGGCTGCACGCGTAGCGATTCGTCAGCCACGGTACGACGTCGAACGCATTCGCAAAGCCGCTAAGGCTCCGATATTGCAACTCGGTCGCGACTTGGATTCGGAAGCCGAGCGCATCACTAAAGAGATCCTCGCGATCGAAGCTCCGATTGACGAGCAGATCAAGAACGAAGAGACGCGTGTCGAAAACGAACGCCAGGCAAAGATCGCCGCCGAGCAAAAACGTGTCGCCGATATCCACGCGCGCATTGCCGCCATTCGTGGCATTGCCGACGGCGCGTCGTTAAAGACGTCTGCGGAAGTGAAAGGACTCATCGATCGCTTACAGCAAACCGTGATCGACGATAGCTTCTGTGAATTCCGTGTCGATGCACAAAAAGCTTTCGACGTCGCCTCTGAATCACTGACCAGCATTCATGCGTCGCGCGTTGAGTTTGAAGCCGAGCAGGAACGCGTACGACTTGAACGCATCGAACTCGAACGTCAACGCGCCGAACAAGCCGAACGTGATCGCGTCGAGCAGGAGCGTCAACAAGCTGTCGCCATGCTGAGGTCTGAAATCGACGGCATACGGCAGCAAGCAGTGATTGCAGTCGTTGGCCGCGCCGGTGTTCGCGCGGGCGGCACACTTCAATGCGCTCGCGACACATTGGAAGAAACAAAGGCATGGCCAATCGCTGAAGAGCATTTCGGCGGACTCTTTGACGAGGCATCAAAAGCCAAAACAGATGCAGTCGCAGCTATTGAGTTTCACATCGAAAAGCTTGAAGAACTGGAAAAGCAGCGAGAACACCAGGCACGCCTAGACGAAGAAGCTCGCGAACGTCGTGAAGCCGAAGAGCGTGCACATCAGGAGAAGTTACGTCAGCAGCAAGAGGAAGCTGATCGCAAAGCCGCGGCTGAACAAGCCGAGCGCGATCGCGAAGCCGAGGCATTGCGTCTGCAGCGTGAAGAGAATGATCGCATCGCGGCCGAGCAACAACAGCAGCGCGAAGCTATTGCTGCAGAGGAAGCGCGTCTCGCTGCCGAACGTGAACGTATTGAGCAGGAAAAGAATGCACCGGCCAATGTTGAGAGCATCGCGAAGCCAGAACTTGAAAAGGTGAATCACGGTCTGCCATCTGACTATGTGGAGAGCCTCAACAAACTATATCCGCGTCGCCCAAGCAATCACGACATCGCAGTGGTTGTTTCAAACGAGTTCTGTGTTGACGTCACAACGGCAACGCAATGGCTGATGGAGTTTGCGGCGAACGAACAGGATGCGGCGGCTTAGTCGTGCCTGGCAAAACCGTCAAAGTGAAATGCGCGTGCGGTTGCGGCACTGAGTTCGAAGCTCGTGTCGCAGACCGCAAGCGAGGCTGGGGAAAGTTTGCAACGAAGAGCTGCAAAGCGAAGGCTCAAGAGCGTCGCACTCATCAGCATCGTGACTATCGTCGTCGCCAAGAAACGTATGGCGTCAACATGGGAACGTTGGAACACACATTTGTTGGTCCGTTTGAATCCGATGGGCAAACGCCTTGGTAACTAACGATTAATTCTATCTTGAAAAAGGCATTAACGTGATCATCATCGACAGCGACAACTACCAAGAGCATGGCATCGAAACCATGTTCTTCCCGGGCGGCGAACCCCATGTAAAGGTTCCCGTATTCAATGAAGACGTGATGTTCGTCGGCAAACTTCGCGCGTGGGATGACGTGGGATTTGCTGCGCTACTGCTTGACGCTATTTGCGAACGACAGAGCAATGTCGTCGTCTCGTTCATTCCGTATTTCCCTGGTGCACGTCAAGACAGGAGTGATGGCAGAGCTGCGCTCACGTTGGATGTGATGTTGCGTCTGCTGGCCGAGAGCGATTGTCACACCGTTGTTTTCGATCCGCATTCATCAGAGCTCGCAGATGATCCGCGCGTGTCGGGCGTATTCATGCCATCCGATTTGCGCTTGCCGATACGCAATGATGTTGTCGGCATTATCGCACCGGATCACGGTGCATTAGAACGTGCTGTCGATTTCGCCAATACGTTCTATCCGAGCGCCGCGGTGATCGAATGCAGCAAGACACGCGATTCGCAAACCGGTCGCTTGTCGAACTATCACATGCCAGCACTGCCGAAGGCCGGTCGTTACATCATCGTAGATGACATCTGCGACGGCGGCGGCACATTCAATCTACTCGCGGATGCGTTTGGTCGCGATGAAATCGCTGATCAGTGCCGCCTTGAGATGTTCGTTAGTCACGGCATCTTTTCACGAGGGCTTCCCGCCATCTCGTCACGTATTGAGCACATCACGACTACCGACAGCTTTTGCACGACAAGATATGCGCATAGCAATCCGCTGCGCCTGACTGTCATTCCACTTCTCGAACAACTTAAAAGCCGACTGGCAGAGGTATTAGATGACGCAGCTTGATTTCATAACAATGTGCGATGGCTACAAGTTAGATCATCGTCGCCAATATCCAGCGGGTACCGAATTCGTTTATTCGAACTTCACGCCGCGTTCCAGCAGAACCGGTGAAGACAAAGTCGTGTTCTTCGGTCTGCAATATTTCTTGCAAGCCTATCTAATGGAGTCGGCCGAACAAACGTTTTTCTCGCGTCCTCTTGATGAAGTCATCGGCAAGTATCGTCGCTTCACGGAATCATATCTGGGACCAAACGATATCGGCAGCGATCACATCGAGGCTTTGCATAGTCTTGGGTACATACCACTGCAGTTCTGGGCGCTTCCCGAAGGAACACGCGTACCGTTGCGCATTCCGATGTTCACTTACGAGAACACGCATCATGAATTCTTTTGGGTGACCAACTATATCGAAACGATATTGTCTGCGGTGCTGTGGCTGCCCTGCACTTCTGCGACGACTGCAAATGTTTATCGCCGGATTCTAGACAATTTTGCCGAGATCACGGGAGGCGCAAAAGAGTTCGTCCCCTGGCAAGGACACGACTTCAGTTTTCGCGGCATGGGTGGATTAGAAGCTGCAGCTCTGTCTGGTGCTGGCCATCTGCTTTCATTCACCGGTACCGACTCAATTCCTGCGATTCAATTGCTACAAAAGTATTACGACGCCGACGGCCTAATAGGTGGCAGTGTCGCCGCAACTGAACACTCAGTGATGTGCGCTGGCGGTTGCGATGGTGAAACAGAGACTTTCTCGCGGTTGCTTGACTTATATCCGCGTGGCGTCGTTTCAGTGGTATCGGATACCTGGGACTTATGGAACGTTATCGAAAACATCCTGCCATCGCTAAAAGACAAGATCGAAGCACGAGATGGAAAACTGGTTATTCGTCCTGATAGTGGCGATCCCGTCAAAATACTTTGCGGCGATCCAGATGCTACAGGCCCTGCCTCATCCGGCGTAATTGAACTGCTATGGAATATCTTTGGCGGTTCATGGACGGATGATAACTTTAGAGTTCTATCGCCAAAAATTGGTGCTATTTACGGCGATTCGATTACACCTGAGCGATGCTATGCAATATGCGATCGCCTTTGTGATAAAGGTTTCGCATCTACTAATGTCGTGTTTGGTATCGGCTCTTATACGTACCAATACGTGACGCGTGATACCTACGGCTTCGCTGTCAAGGCCACGCAAACGCAACGCAATTCAACTGAATATCAAATGTTCAAAGCGCCGAAGACTGACAACGGCGTGAAGAACTCTGCGCGCGGACGTATTGCGGTCATCAATGACAACGGCGCACTTCGCATGATTGACAACTTACGCGCTGGCGATACTCAGCTTGATTTTATGGGCAACTTACTGCGACCCATATGGCGAGACGGTGCATTCATTAAACGCACCTCACTCGCCGAGATTCGCGATCGCTTGCGAGAACAGCAATGAACTCAGCTGCCGTGATGTGTCCGTATCACAACCTGCCGGCACGCTATCGGCCGACGAGTGAGCACGTCTATCGCGGCACTGATTTCGGCCCGATCTGGGAGTGTGTGTTGCCTGAATGTGACGCGTACTGTGGCTGTCACCCGAATGGTTTGCCACTCGGTCAGTTGGCTAACAAAGAACTTCGCACGGCTCGCATGCGAGCGCACGCAGTGTTTGATGCGCTGTGGAAAGGCCTTGAGCCGCTGCGACTCGCGTATCCCGACGCGCATCCCGCCGACAAACGACTCGGCGGTGTGATGCGTAGTCGTGCGTATTCATGGCTTGCGTTCCACATGGGAATCAAGCCGCGCGATTGTCACATCAGCCACTTTGACGTCACGCAATGCGAGGCGGCAATCACTGTATTGCGAGAGCACAAGCCGACGTCAGCAACGATTAGAGTCTGGTCGAAACAGAGGAAAGCAGAGGCACTGACGAAATGAACTTCACACACGAAATCAAAGCATGGCCTGAGTATTACGCTCAGATCGAATCTGGCGAAATGACGTTCAACATTCGCAATGATGATCGCGGCTATTCAGAAGGAGATATTCTGATTATTAGCGAATTTGTTCCAGAGTCGAGAACGTATCCAGAACGAAAATATGGAGACTTTACTGGACGCAAATTGAAGCGTCGCATCAATCGTGTGTTTCGCAATATACCTGGCCTGGAGTATGGCTATGTGGCGATGACGTTGCTACCTATGGTGGAGCGTTAATCATGGCACGTGGAATCAATAAAGTAATTCTGGTCGGCAATCTCGGAGCTGACCCCGAAACACGCCATATGCCAAATGGCAAGGCCGTTACCAACATCCGCATCGCCACCAGCGAAGGCTGGACTGACAGGCAAACCGGCGACAAACAAGAGCGCACGGAATGGCACAGCATTGTCATGTACGAAAAGCTGGCAGAGATTGCAGCCGAGTACTTGCGCAAAGGCTCGCAGGTTTATATCGAGGGCAAGCTTCACACGCGCAAGTGGCAGGACAAAGAAGGCAAGGATCGCTACACCACTGAAATCGTTTGCCGCGAGATGCAGATGCTGGGCAGCGCAAGAGATGGCGGCGAGAGAACGCAAAGAGAAACGACTGATAGAACATCCGCACCGCCAGCAGGTAATGACGATTTCGACGACGACATCCCGTTTTGATTTTGACGAGTCGATTAACCCATAGAGGAGATAAAGATATGTTGATTCTGACAAGACGCGTAGGTGAAACCATCATGATCGGTGACGATATCGCCGTCACTGTCCTCGGTGTCAAAGGCAATCAAGTTCGTATCGGCGTGAACGCGCCAAAGGAAACCAGCGTTCATCGTGAAGAGATTTACGAGCGCATCCAGAAAGAAAATGACGTCGTCAAAAATGGTGTAAAGCCAAGCGGTGCGCGCGCAGCATGAAAGCGGTGTTCTGGAATATCGTCGCCTCGATTTGCTGTCGACCATTCGTCGCTGAATGGTTGATACGCAGATCGAAGTCAACGCCATTCAAACATCTCGGCGGATACATGCTTCGCTGGTGGCTCATGCCGAGATGGATGCTAACGCACGACGACGAAGGCTATCTTGAACCGAAGCGATGGCTTCCCTTCGGCATTCGCATTCATCACATCTTGAGGGAGGATGCCGATCCATATCTGCATAGTCACCCGTTCGCCTGGCGGACCATTATATTGAAAGGGTTCTACGTCGAAGAAGATGTGTGGGGAAACCGGCATGTACGATTGCCAGGTGATACACGCCTGGCAACACCAGAAACCTTGCATCGAATTGATAGCGTTTGCGAACGCGGTGTTTGGACGCTATTCATAGTCGGCAGAAAGAAATCACCGTGGGGATTCATGCTCGGCAATCCTCCGCGAATGATCCACCACAAGGATTACCACTCGCCGAACAAACGAACGCACGCCGATCTCTTGGAGAAGGCGTCGTGAGTAATTTTGAACTCATCGTCGACAACTTTGCCGGTGGCGGCGGTGCCAGCACTGGCATCGAGGCAGCACTGGGTCGCTGCGTTGACATCGCCATCAATCATGACGGCGAAGCGATCGCAATGCATACGGCGAATCATTCTGCCACGCGTCACTATTGCGAAGACGTTTGGCAGATAGATCCCGTCGAGGTTTGCGAAGGTCGTCCAGTGGGCCTGGCATGGTTCAGCCCTGACTGCAAGCACTTCAGCAAAGCCAAAGGCGGCAAACCAGTCAGCAAGAAGATCCGCGGTCTCGCATGGATTGTTGTGCGATGGGCAAAGGCTGTGAAGCCACGCATCATCATGCTGGAAAACGTGGAAGAGTTCGCGACGTGGGGTCCGCTTGGTGCTGATGGAAAGCCATGCCCTATTCGCAAAGGCCTCACGTTTCAACGTTGGTGGCGATCGCTGGAGAAGCTGGGCTACGAACTCGATGCACGCGAACTGCGTGCATGTGACTATGGCGCGCCAACGAGTCGCAAGCGCTTGTTCATCATTGGCCGCTGCGATGGCGAGCCGATCGTATGGCCACAGCCCACACATGGCCCTGGGTTGATTCCGTATCGTACCGCAGCCAATTGCATTGATTGGTCGTTACCATGTCAATCCATCTTCGATCGCAAGAAGCCGTTAGCAGAGGCAACACTGCGTCGCATTGCTCGCGGCATCATGCGATACGTCGTCAATAACCCGCGTCCGTTCATCGTGCCGGTCACGCATACCGGTGGTGATCGCGTACACGGCATTGATGAACCGATGCGCACTATCACATGCGCAAAGCGCGGTGAGCTTGCATTGGTTATGCCTTTCATGGCTGCGACAAGTGGTCCGACATATTCGCAAAAGCCACGTGCGATTGATGCGCCACTAAATACGATCACGACTGATACGCGATCATCAATCGTTGCTGCATTCTTGGCAAAACACAATGGCGGTCACGAAGCCACAGGACAACTGCTAACTGATCCGGCTTATACGATTGTTGCCGTCGATCAAAAAGCACTTGTGACATCGCATCTGCTGAAACTTAAAGGCACAAGCAAGGACGGTCAGCCGGTCGATGAACCACTGCATACAGTGCAAGCTGGTGGTAACCATTATGGTGAGGTGCGGTCGTTTCTCGTTGCTTACTACGGCAATGAAAGAGACGGCGGAAAACTTACTGAGCCGATGCGCACCGTAACTGCTAAAGAGCGATTCGGATTGGTAACGGTTCACGGTGTCGACTATCAAATCGTTGACATTCAAATGCGAATGCTGGCACCGCATGAACTCTACGCTGCGCAGGGTTTCCCACGCGATTACATCATCGCGACTGATGCGAATGGCAAGCCACTAACGAAGACAGCTCAAGTGAGAATGTGCGGAAATAGTGTTTGCCCACCCGTTGCCGAAGCGTTGGTTCGCGCGAACTGCATTGATAACGCGATGGAGGCAGCGGCATGAACGCGAAAGTCAACTGGCAACAAATCGTGCTACAGCTTCGCGGTAACTACAAACCGTTGGCAGCCGTAGCGCGTGAAATCGGTTGCGAAGAGCCGACGCTAAACCGATTGGCACGCGGTGAAGTCAGCCAGCCGCGATTCGATATCGGTGTGAAGTTACTCGAACTGCACGGAAGCGTGATGAGTTTGAGCGCCATCGTAAAACGACATACATCGCGATGGAGTAAAGCAGCGTGATCTCGGCATATGAAAATTTCTTGCGGGCGAAGAAACCACGCGCTGCATTACGTGGTTTGACAACCGTGCCATCGTTATCAAGTCATCTGTTTAGCTTTCAACGCAGTCAGGTCGCGTTTGCCCTGCAATGCGGTCCGTCTGGATTGTTTTTTGACACCGGCTTAGGCAAGACGCTTTGCCAACTCGAATACCTAGAGCACGCGCGTAACGCAACCAATGGCAAAGCATTACTGTTGACGCCACTTGCGGTTGCGCAACAGATAAAGAAAGAGGCTGATAAGTTTGGATATCCGGCAAAGGTGATTCGCGACCAGTCGGAGGCCATTAGCGGAATCAACATTTGCAACTATGATCGTATGCATTTGATTGATGCCAGCGCGTTCGGTGCCGTTACGCTTGACGAAGCCAGCATATTGAAAAACTTTGGCGGTAAAACATCGCGCCAGCTTATCGAGTCGTTCGCGGGATGCAGATTCAAAATGCCAGCGACGGCGACACCGGCACCAAATGATCACATGGAGCTCGGGCAATACGCAGAGTTCTGCGAGGTCATGAACAGCAACGAGATGCTATCGCGTTTCTTTATCAACGATACCGCGCAGGCGTCGCAATCATGGCGCTTGAAACGTCACGGCGTCGATGCGTTTTGGAATTGGATGGCGTCTTGGTCTCGCATGGCTCAGTTTCCATCAGATCTAGGCGGCGACGACACCGGATTCATATTGCCGCCAATCAAAGTGCATCGGCATCGTGCCGCTGAATCAGCGCCAGTATTGTCTGGCGGATTGTTCGGCGATGAACCCGTCAGTGCGACGACTATGCATGCGACCAAGCGCGCGACCGCCGATAACAGGGCGAGCATTGCCGCCGAGCTTGTACTTTCCAATCAAGAGCCTTGGGTTATTTGGTGCGATACCGATTACGAAGACGACGCAATACAGACTGCGCTGAAAGGCGTTCCCGGCGTCGTCGACGTTCGCGGTTCCATGTCACCTGAAGTGAAGGAACGCAATCTTGAAATGTTCGCAGACGGCAGCGCAAGAGTCATGGTGACGAAAAGCTCCGTAGCCGGGTTCGGTCTTAATTGGCAACACTGCGCGCATACCGTATTCGCGGGACGCACATTCAGTTATGAGAGCTGGTATCAAGCCGTGCGTCGCTTCTGGCGATTCGGTCAGCAACGCGAAGTACAAGTTCATCTCGTCGTCGCGGAAGGCGAAGACTCCATTGCGCGCGTCATCGACAGAAAAGCAGATGATCACGCCAGTATGAAAGCTGCGATGCGCAAAGCGATGCAGAGAAACGCTGCTGCATCCAGCGAAACAAAAGTGACTTACAACCCACAATTCAACGGGAGCATTCCATCGTGGTTGAATGTTTGAATCAGAGTAGCGGAACAGACTGGACGGCGTATCACGGCGATTGCGTAAGCGTGTTGCGTCAATTTCCTGATGAGTGCATTGACTTCAGTGTGTATTCGCCGCCATTTGGTCAGTTGTTCGTGTATTCAGACAGTGAAGCCGATATGGGTAACTCTGCCAGCGACGGAGAGTTTGCCGAACATTATTCGTTCTTGGTGCGCGAGAAGTTCCGGCTAACAAAGCCGGGTCGACTCACTGCCGTGCATTGCTCTGACTTGCCGCTGACCAAGTGGCGTGACGGTGCCGTCGGCGTTAAAGACTTCAGCGGCGAAATCATCCGCATTCATCAAGAAGCCGGATGGATCATGCATAGCCGCCGAACGATATGGAAATGTCCGGTCGTGGAGATGACGCGCACGAAGCATGTCGGCCTGCTTTACAAGCAATTGAAAAAGGATAGCTCAAAGTCTCGCGGTGGCATGCCTGATTATCTGATCACTTTCATCAAGCCCGGCGAGAACGCGTCACCAATCGTTCACAGCGAAGCAGAATTCCCGGTTGAACAATGGCAGCAATGGGCATCGCCGGTATGGATGGATATCAGCCAGACCAATGTGCTCAATGTAAAAGTCGCGCGCAGCGAGAAAGATGAAAAGCACCTTTGCCCTCTTCAACTGGATTTAATTGATCGCGCCATCATCCTGTGGAGCAATCGCGGCGACGTAGTGTTGTCACCATTCATGGGAATCGGTAGCGAAGGATATTGCTCACTGCGACTCGGCAGAAAGTTCGTCGGCGTTGAACTGAAAGAAGCCTATTTTAGACAGGCGTGCCAAAACTTGAACGGCGCTATTGCCCAGACTGATCTATTCAATTGCGGCGATCCAGAAGACGAACAAGACCAAGGGGAAGCAGCGTGAATATCAACGAACAAGAATATCGTGGCGTGCCCGCAGGATCATTAATTATCCTGCGCGCATTGGTTGGCTCTACTGTGCACGGAACGTCAGTAGCTAATACAGATGATCGTGACGAAATGGCGATTGTCGTCGAGCCGGTTGAATACCGCGTCGGCTTAAAGAATTTCGAAACCACCGTGTATCGCACACAACCGGAAGGGGTTCGCAGTGGACCCGGCGATCTTGATCTCGTCATTCATTCGCTTAACAAGTTCGCAACACTCGCCGCAAAAGGCAATCCCACGATATTGCTGCCGCTGTATGTGCAAGACAAAGACATTATCCACATACATCACTTCGGCAAGCTTCTTCGCGAGCACCGCAGCATGTTTACGAGCAAGGATTCCGGCTTTGCCTTTCTCGGCTATATGGAGCACCAACGACAACGCATGACTGGCGAACGCGGCCAGATGCGCGTGAAGCGACAAGAACTCATCGACGCCTATGGTTTCGACACCAAGTATGTCGGGCACGTGATACGTCTCGCGCATCAGGGTATTGAGTTAATGAGTACCGGCCACTTATCGCTGCCAATGAAACCAGAACAAGCTGGTGAAGTTGTCGACATTCGCACGGGAAAATACACGTTGCCTCAAGTCGTAGATAGAGCGCGTGACCTTGAGTCAGATCTCCGAGAAGCGATTGACAGAAGCGAAGCACCAGAACACGCGGATTACTCACTCATCGATAAGACATTGCGAACGGTCTATTTGCAGTCGTGGGTACCTGGCGTATTCAGTGAAAGCGAAAGCGCGGGGAATGCTTGATATGGGCGCTAAAACCAATATTGAATGGTGTCACAGAACTTTTAACCCCTTCATTGGATGCACCAAAGTCTCGCCAGGCTGCGATCACTGTTACGCCGAAGCGATGATGGACAAGCGTCTGCACAAAGTGAAATGGGGCGGCACTCCTATAAGAACCAGTGAGAGCAATTGGCAGCAGCCGTTGAAGTGGGATGCCGATGCTCGCAAGCGTGGTGTTCGTGAGCGCGTATTCTGCGCAAGCCTTGCTGATGTGTTTGATAACAATGCGCCAGCTCAATGGCGTGTTGATCTATTGAAGCTCATGGGTTCAACAGAAAATCTTGATTGGCTGTTACTGACGAAACGAATTGGTAACGCAAGACAGATGCTGAATGAGGCGATATCTGAGATCGCATGCGGGATAAACAATTGGGATGATCTGCCGTGGCCAAACGTTTGGCTCGGTGCAACCGTAGTCAATCAAGAAGAAGCCGACCGAGACATTCCAAAGCTGTTGGCAACACCGGCAGCAAAGCGATTCCTAAGCATTGAGCCGATGCTTGGGCCGATTGACTTGACTCGGATTCCAATTAGCGGCGGTGGCCATCACGAGTTTGACCCTATTATCGCTGCAAACGTCTTGAATCGCATTGAATCATATCCGCCCCTCCCGAGGGTTGATTGGGTCATCGTAGGTGGTGAGAGTGGCAACAACGCCCGCCCCCTGCATCCCGACTGGCCGCGCTCACTTCGCGATCAATGCAGTGCTGCCGGCGTGCCGTTCTTCTTTAAGCAGCACGGCGAATTCATCGAAACACCAGATGGCGCGGATGCTGCCTTCGTTTTTGAAACCGACTTCGCCAGTCGTTGCAGTGGCCGAGTAACAAGAGTCGGCAAGAAAGCTGCAGGCCGACTCCTTGATGATCGCGAGTGGAACGAGGTGCCAGCATGAAAATGGCAAAGGCACAAAAAGAAGATATGCAGATGGCAATGGACTTGTGTCATGCGCTGGAAGCGATTTCGCATGCCCATTACGCGACGATGCCGTCGGAGATACAAGTTTTCGGCGACGACGAAGACGAAGACCCTGAACGCTTCGATATCGAAGACGCTGATCAATGCAAACGCGTTGTAGCCCACTTGATTGAAATCATGCGCAGGGGTTCGTTGATGCGAGTTGTCTATGGCATGTCAGTACTACTCGATCCGAAGAACAAGGTTGTTGATCCAGACGCTGACATACTTGAACACCATCCAGACGTCATCGCAGCACTAGCGGCGCGTGACGATGCCTTGAAAGCAGGTGTTCCGCAATGAGTTGGGCAATTGGTTTTGACGCCAACTGGAACCGCGACATCGGGTATGGCGTGCCCGCGATATGCGATCACCCCGGCTGCGGCAAGAAGATTGATCGCGGATTAGCGCATGTGTGTTGCGGCGAAGAGCCCTATGGCGGCGATGGCTGCGGATTGTATTTCTGCGAAGATCATCTCACGTTTGACGGCTGCGCAAGATGCGAAAACGGCAAAGAACCATTCAAACCGACACCAGACGTAACCGAATGGATTGAGTGGAAACTCACCGACGACAGTTGGAAGAGATGGCGCGACGAAAACGCTGACGAAGTGAAGACGATGCGCGCCGAATTAGAAAAGCGCAAAGCGGAAACACCGACATGATCACCGGCCCTATCCTCTTCCTCGACATCGACGGCGTGCTGAATTCAATTCAGTCGGCGAAACGACGTTATGAAGCCGGTCACCGCGATAGCACGTGGCAGATCGACAGCGAAACGATTCCGCACCTGCAGAAGATCATCGACGAAACGAACTGCACACTAGTATTGTCGTCTACATGGCGTCTGCTGCATTCGCTTTCCGACATGCGCGGCATGCTGGCAATGGCAGGTTTGCGCGGCACGATACCGCTTAGAGACAAAACGCCAAGTATCTCTAAAGTCGTCGGCACTATCGAATACACGAAAGGCCGTGGCCACGAGATACAGGCGTGGATCGACATGCGCCAATACTCGGGCGTGTATTGCTGCGTTGACGACGACAGCGACTTCCTTCCGCATCAACCACTCGTGCAAACCAATGTTGAAGTCGGCTTGACGGCGGCTGATGCCTGGCGGTGTATTGAGATTTTGAAGGGGAAATCATGAAAGTAGTTATTGACGATGTCCAATACATTCCGATGCCTGAACCCAGCTCTGGTAAAAACTTGCAAGCTGCACTCGATGTGCGATTTGATTCTGATGCAGGAGACCAAATTACTGTTCGTGATTACTTTCGCTTACTGCTTGAGACGTTGATACGCGAAGAAGAATCATTTAGCGGCAAACGGCCATTTGGCAATAGTGGCTGGATGTACGAATTGTATTCGCCACTAGCTATAGCAGGATTCATCGAATGTGAAAGCGCTAATCCGGATGAGCATGCATGTTTATCAGGTTCTCAAAAGATTGCGGCGAGAAAATTCATTCTGAACTTGGTTCGTGAAGCATTCGAGCAAGCCGGTCAGCAAGCGCAATCGGTGCAGCCATGAAGCGCCCTACAAAAGAATCATTTTTGAAAGACGTTGACAGACATGCAATTACCGTCGTGCATGACAGCGGCATTTATCGTCACGTACGTTGTAACCGCCCGGGAACAGTGATCATGTCATTCGATGTCGTCACATATCCTGGCTATCTCTGCTATTCCGGCGACATGGGTTGCTTCGTGTTCAGTAGATTGGACGATATGTTTGAATTCTTTCGACACGAAAAGGAGGATGAACTCGCAATCAATCCAAGGTATTGGCATGAAAAACTACAGGCGACAGATCGTCCAGACGGCAGCGAGGAATATGACGAGGACATAGCGCGCGCCAATATCAACGAGCATATTGAAAACAACTATGCCGACCGCCCTGACTATAAAGAATTGAAGCAGGCGGTCATTGACGATGTTCTGAACCATGCTGGTACAGAGTATGAATTGAGAGAAGCGCTCTACTCTTTCGACTTCAACGGCCGCAATCCATTCGCTGATTCGTGGGAATGGCGATTTCAGAGCTATACGTTCCGATATATCTGGTGTCTGTACGCGATTGTTTGGGCTATCAGGCAGTACGACGCGGTCAAGGCTGGACAGAAGGTGCAACAGTGAACGCAGCAGACAAATTACAAGCGATTGCCGACGAACTAAAGGCGCATCCGGAAAGATGGACCCGCAAAGCATTTTCACGAGATGCAAATTATCAACAAGTGATGATCGCCGATGGCTGCTCTTGGTGTTCAGCCGGTTTCTTGCATCGCGAATTCGGCTGGCAAAGTAGTATGTACTGGACAGTTAAAGCGCTGTTCGAGTATGCGAACGAACTTGATAGCAGCTTACTCGTGTGGAATGACCGCGAAGGACGCACCGTCACTGATGTTATTGCTGCGTTCGAAAAAGCCGCGCAGTGCGCGAGATATTAGTCATGAAACCAATCGATAAACCAACAATGAAGAAAGCGCGGCAGCTTGCAGCTAAGCGCCTGCGATTCATGAAGGACAAACAGATAAACGAAAACCTTGAATGCTTCTGCGGCAGCCTAGCCGAAGCATTCAAAGCAGGCGCAGAGGAAGCTCAACAGCAGATATGCAGTCGTCTCGATCAAGAGCTAGCACGGGAGGCGGTGTGACACTTCATATCGACACCAGCACGCCGATGTTTCGTCTCGTTGAATCAACCATGGAAGAGATGCAGCTAAAGATGCCGCTGGAGACACAAGAGTCGTGCCCGCACTGTGGCATTCCAATTAGATTTCCGCTGGTGATGCATGTCTCCGACTATGAACGTTTGGAAAGCATATTGCAGGTAACCAACGATCTGGCAATTAAGTATGGAATTACAGAAACACTGTTATCTGAAATTCGGACGCAATGCATTATTGAGATCGCAAGACGAAAGAAACCGGAGGCAGTGCGATGAGTATCCATTCAAACCCAATTTGCAATGGTTGCCGTAAGCCAATTATCGAAGGCGCACCAGCGGTAGGACAGTGCTTTTATGATGGCAGCAAATTCTTTCACATGCATTGCTTTATCCAATCTACCAATGGAGAGAAACCTAATCAACTGATTGCGGTTGTACCTATTAGCGGTGAACGCCTTGATGCATTCATCGAAGAAAACAACATGGGCTGCACTGTTGAAATGGGGTTACCAGAGGCAAAGCGCATTGCGGAAACGTATGCGATTGCTACAGAACTCAAATCAGCGCGCAGTGACATCCGCGAACTCCGCCGCATGCTGGCATTCGCGTATAGCGGCAGCAACCTATATGTTGATGACCGTGAACTGCAAGACAGTCGCTTTCCAAGTATTGATTTTGTTCGCGACACCGTTACCGATATTGCAAACAAGATAACGCAGCGCGGTATGGATCAACTTGCGCACGCGCAAAGCCAGTGTCATCACGAGATCGGCGACAACAATGTCTGCAAGAAATGCTTCAAGGTGATGCCATGAAAGCGCTCACGATATGCCAGCCCTACGCTGAGTTGATTTTACGTGGTGAGAAGCGGATAGAAAATCGCACGTGGCCGACCAAACACCGAGGCCCAATGTATTTGCATGCCGGTAAAAGCCGCGCATGGTGGAACAATGAACCCGACGGCAAGTTGTATCCGAACGCTCAGTTCGGCGCAGTCGTTGGCATCGTCAATGTCATCGATTGCGTGCCTGTTACCGACATCCGCGAAGGCAAATGCTACCCAGAGTTACGCGAGAGTCGTCACACGCTTGGCCCGTGGTGCTGGGTGCTGGCCGATGTCGTCTCAATCGGACCGTGGCCATGGCGAGGCGCACAAGGATTGTTTGATATCGACGAAGACGAGCTTGACGAAGTCGCGAATCAAGTACTCGCAACAGTCTGAAGTTTTAATCGGAGCAAGCGCATGAATGAAGTATTAAGCATTGAATATCAAAGCATGGTTGCGAATGCCCTTTGTCATGCCGCTGAAATGACACAAGAAAACATCCGCATGATATTTGCTGAGCATGCAAGGCCATGTGTAGTGTTCAAGCCTAAACTATCTTTAGATGGCGATCATTGGATTGCGTTATTCGGTGATAACTTTCAGGAAGGAGTTGTCGGTGTCGGCAAATCCCCTGAACTAGCCATGCGCGATTTTGACCGTGAATGGTGTAAACAAGTGGAGCAATCATGAGTGACAAGGTTAGCGATGAACGCATAGCAGAGCTTATTCAGGGCTGTGAGAAATCATTCTCATGGCGAGACGAATATAAAATGGCAAAAGAACTCAAAGCCGCGCGCGAAGTGCTGGATGGGGAATGTGTGTGGGCCAAACGCGACGGCATCTATACATCTGCCTGTCATAGTCGTGGTTACATCACAAAAACAACCTACTGCGGCGAGTGCCGGAAGAAAGTGAGGGTGCAGTCGTGACAGGTGAGCAACTTTATCAGCTATATGTTGATGCTCATCATCGGCAGTCGTGCGGGGTCGATGATTGGTCGGCGCTACTTGATTGCGATCAACAAATTTGGAACGAGATGGCTTCACGGATTCAGCCCTTGCAAGCCGACAAGGCGAAGACGTGCAAGTGGAAGCCTCACAAGGTTGATTACTTAACGGGATTGATGGAATACCACCCACAATGCCCGTTACCACTTGACGTCGGCGCCACAGCTTTTCTGCGCCTTGGTTATATCGGCTGCCCCTACTGCATGCACAAAATAGAGGTGGTGTCGTGACAGCCGCTTCTAAGCAACCAAGTCTAGTCGAACGCATGGCGGAACGCGAAGCCGAAGAGCGCGCATTGGAAGCCGAGAAAGTCGGCGTGTGCAAGTGGAGAAAATTGCAGACCCAAACGCGCACTAAGGAAAGCTATTACCTATCGACATCGCCATGCCTCAGCCTGATATTTAAAGAGCAGGAGGTTCGTTCATTCAGGGCGTGTCCTTACTGTTTGAACAAGATCGAGATCGTTCAATGACCAACCTCGCCTACGAAGCCATGATGTTTGCGCGTGAGGTTCACAAGGACCAGAAGCGAAAATATTCTGGCAATCCATATTTCGACCACTTGGCAGAGGTCGCAGGTATTGCTGGCTCAGTGAACTATGGATTTGATGGTCAATACATCCAAGCAAGTAGATTGCAACTTGAAATCGCGGCAGCCGTTTGTTGGCTTCATGATTGTGTTGAAGACCAAGGAATAGGAATCAATCTTCTATATTTTAAATTCGGCAGTGATGTTGCATACGGTGTTGAGTGGCTTTCCGATCTTGAAAAGGGCAATCGCAAGCAACGCAAAACAGCTTCACGTGAACGCTTGTCCCGCGCGCCTAGCTGGGTGCAGACGATTAAATGTGCCGACATCATCAGCAATACCAGCAGCATCGTTCAGCACGATCCAGACTTTGCAGTCGTGTATTTGAAGGAGAAGCAACTGCTGCTGGATGTGCTCACGAAGGCCGATCCTCGGTTGCTTGAGTTGGCGAGAAAGAACTGTTGATAACTGCGAGTAAAACAAAATGACCTATCCGATTCCGAAAGACGTTCTGCAGGCAAGAATACAGAAGTCAGTTTATATTGATTCTACTGGATGTTGGATTTGGCAACAGTCACTGAAAAACGGCTATGGGCAAATGAGTATTATGGACAAGAGCGAGTATGTTCATCGTGTTTCATACTTCGCGTTTGTCGGCAATATACCTAATGAACTATGGGTGCTTCATGAATGCGACGTTCGGAAGTGCTGCAACCCAAAGCACCTTTTCCTGGGTACATATATAGACAACATCAACGATATGAGAGCAAAGAATCGCGGTGTTGATCCGCCTGCCATACGTGGGGAGACGCATCCAAAAGCGCACAATGATGATTCGTGCGTTATCGCAGTTCGTTTAGACACTGTCTCCACGCAGAGAGAATTAGCGAGAAAGTTTGATGTTAGTCAATCAACCATCTGGAGATGGAAGAATAGCGTTACAAGAGGAATACAGTCGTGATTAAAAATATAAAGTTTGGTGACGTTTCAATTCCAGTCACTCAATATGCATCTCAGGGTAATGCGATACTAGGAATTCGTGATTCGGGGAAAACCTATTCTGCGACCTATGTTGCAGAACAATTATATGAGGCCGGAATTCCATTTGTAGCGTTTGATCCGTCTGGCGTGTGGAAGTTCTTGCGTGTACCAGGAAATGGCAAAGGTCTTCCTGTAGTAGTTGCTGGCGGCAAAAATCCTGACCTACCACTTACTCCACAATCAGCACCAGAGATCGTGCGCGCTGCAATGAAAGCCAACGTATCTCTTGTAATTGATCTGTACGATATAAATTTGAGCAAGGCAGACTGGGGGCGCATTGTGGAGGCCTGCATTCGCGTTCTGCTGTATGAGAACGGTGAGCACGGCTTGCGTCATATCTTTATCGAAGAGGCGGCTGAATTCGTGCCACAACAAATTCAGACGGATAAAGCAAAAGTATACGCAGAAGTGGAAAAACTGGCACGTATCGGCGGCAATGCGTTACTCGGCTACACGTTGGTTAACCAACGCGCAGAACAAGTGAACAAGGCCGTATTGGAACTGTGTGACTGTTTGTTGCTGCACCGACAGAAAGGCAAGAATTCCCTCACGTCACTGTCAAAATGGTTGGAGTATTCACAAGGCGGAAGTGTCAAAGATCTGATCAAAAGCCTGCCTACGCTACCATCAGGACAATGTTGGATATGGCCTGCTAATGCGGATAATGCCACGCTGGTGAAGATGCCAGCGAAGCAGAGTTTTCATCCTGATCGACGTGCACTAATTGCGAATCCTGCTGTGGCGAACGTGAAACGCGTTGATGCCACTAGGTTTGTGACCGAACTAAAGAACAGCTTAGAAGCAGTCGTGCAGGAAGCCGAAGCCAATGACCCGAAGAAATTGAAGGCGCGTATATCAGAGCTTGAACGCAAGGTGCGTGATTTCGAAAACAACGGTGCCAATGCATCACCGGCGCAACTTGATATGGCGAAACGAAACGGCTTTGAAGAGGCACGCAAGCAATTGGTCGGTATCGATCGCATAAACACAGGAAAGGCGGTGGCTGCGTTTAAGGACTTGTCGGCACAGATGATCCGCATTGCGAACGAACTTGAACGCGATAGTGGCGCGGTATTGGTGGCAGATAGCAAGACAACGTTGCGAGACCTGGCGCGTGATGCTCATAAAAGAGGCGCGCATATAGAGGTGAGCCTGATACCGACTGAGAAACGCGAAACAATTCGCCGTGAAAATCATGTTACGCGCAATTCGACCAGCGACTTGCCAAAAGGCGAGCGCATCGTTTTAACGGCCATCGCGCAATATGAATCGAGAGGTGTCGAGACCGATCAACTATTTGTGCTGACCGGTTACAAGTCACGCAGCATCACCGAATATATAAGTCGCTTGCGCTCGAAAGGATATATCAACGAAGGATGGCCAGTGACCGCTACATCTGAAGGGATCGCAGCGCTCGGCTCTTCGTTCGAACCATTGCCTACCGGCGATAAGCTTCTTGAGCACTGGTACAGCCGATTACCCGCTGGCGAAGTCAAATTGCTGCAATACATCGTGGACGCATATCCGAAAGGCCTGAATAACAGCCAGATTGGGGAACTCACCGGCTACGCGCCGCGAAGCGTCACGGAGTACATCAGTCGCCTAAAGGCGCGTCGAATTGTCGATCGACGAGGCGGCGAAGTTGTTGCGAGTGCGGAGCTGTTTTAAACATGAATAGCGCGGATATCACGCTCTCCTACTTCAGCGAATGCCGTCGGTACCGTTATCGACTCGGGCGCATTTGGAGCATGTTCAATAAACGCTTTGTGCTGTGGGTAATGTTGAATCCGAGTACAGCAGACGAGATCAAGAACGATCCGACGATGAATCGCTGCATCAACTTTTCGAAAGCTTGGGGTTACGACGGCCTTATGGTCGGAAATCTGTATGCATGGCGCAGCACTGACCCCGCTGCATTGTGGAAAGCTGATGATCCCATCGGCTGTGAAAACGACGCGCATATCGCTGAGATGGCGAGTCAGGCATCAATGATCGTTTGCGCGTGGGGTGGCAAAGGAAAATCGCAACGCGTCGCAGAAGTCATGCAGATGTTGAAGGCTGTTATGCCGGTTCATGCGTTGAAGATAAACGACGACGGATCACCAGGTCACCCGCTGTATTTGAAAGAAGAGCTACAGCCGTTTCTTTACCAACCACAATTGGAGAAGGCATCTTGAGTGATCCCGAAATTAAATGCCGTCGCTGCGGTACTGCGATGGTCGATGGCGAGGCCTTAGCTCCTACATTCATCAACCGTCTGCCAGACTTTCCCGGCCAGACTGATTTGCGCGGACAGACATTGAATCCGGGACCAGGCGAAGTGGTTGCTGTGAAGAAGTGTCCGTCGTGTGGGCATTCGTTTATCAGTGGTGATGCGCCGTGACTGCGTGGACTGAACAAACGCGAGCCGAGTTGTCGCATGTCGAAATTATGCCGCTGGAAAGATTGCAGCAGTTACCGGAAGCCGGTGAATTCGATGGCGGCATCTACTTTCTTTGGCTTGGCGATCAGTTGCAATATGTGGGCAAGTCAAATCAGATCAGCATTCGCCTGAACCATCACCACTATGCCTACAAATTTGGACGCCTCCGCACGTCTCGATCGAAGAGGATTCCATTTGATCGTCACACAAGCATTGTGCTCTTCGACGAGACAAACAAGTCAAATAAGTTGGAATGGCTGATGCGCGACACCGAGCGCGCATATATAGCGCATTACGAGCCACCGTTTAACAGTTTGGAACAGAATCCGGGAACATGAGCAACCTTCGTCTCGAATCTGCAGCAGAGTTATGCGGGTGCAGTACGGATCACTTGCGCAAATTGGCAAAAGCTGGTGAAGTTCCCGCGACTAAGGTCGGCCGTCGTTGGCTGTTTCCAGAAGAACTGCTTCAAGCATGGATCAATAAGAAATGCCAATCTACCGCCGTCCCGGCAGCCCTCACTGGTGGCTCCGCATATCCGTCGCTGGCGTCAAGACTCGCAAATCGACGGGCACAGAGGATCGCCAACAGGCTGAAGAATTCGAACACCAAGAACGGGAACGACTCTGGCGACTTCACAAACTCGGCGACCGTGGTTCAGTTCTCTGGCAGGAAGCCGCGAAACGATGGCTTGATGAAACAACAAAGCGATCAGTAGCGATCGATGAAATGATTTTGAAGTGGCTTAAGCCACGCTTGAATGATGCACCGTTGAATGCAATTGATAATGATGCACTAGAAGAACTTCGAAAAGACGGCATTGCTGATGGAATGAGCCTGCCAACAATCGATCGGTATATGGCACTGGTACGCGCAATACTTAAGAAGTGCGCAGATGAATGGCGATACATAGAACGCGCGCCTAAGGTACCAATGTATCGCGCCGAGACGCCTGAACCCAGATGGCTTACGCAAACAGAGTTTGCACGACTGCTGAAAGAACTGCCGCCGCACTTAAAGTTATGCGCGCGTTTCTCTGTTCTAACGGGTCTACGAATGCGATCAATGCTCGCGCTAACCTGGCAGAACGTCGATCTTGAAAATCGCAGGCTACGCATCTCCGCCGATAAAATGAAAACAAAGCGTGCGATAGGCCTGCCGATATCGAAAGCAGCGTTGCAAGTGCTACGCGATGCAAAGAAGTTTTCGCCAGACGGACAATACGTTTTCCAGTTTGAAGGCAATCGTATTCTCGACTGCAATACGGCGGCGTTTAAAAAGGCCGTAGCGCGCGCTGAAGTCGAACCGCTGCGATGGCATGACTTGCGGCATACGTTTGCAAGCTGGGCTATTCAGAACGGTGTGACAATGCATGAACTCATGCAACTCGGTGGCTGGTCAAGCTATGCCATGGTTCAGAGATACGCGCATCTCGCACCCGATCATTTGGCGGCAGCGGCTGAAAAAGTGGGCACAACTAAGAAGAGACCAACAAATGCAAGACACAAATAAACGCGGGCTATATTTGCGCAATGGTGTTTGGTGGATGCGAGCATGTGTCAACGGTAGAAAGATTCGGAAATCCACCAGGTCGATGAACATGAATGACGCGATTATTTTTCGTGATGAAGTGCTTTCATCACTTGGGCGGTCATACGTTAATGACGAGTGGCGTCAGTATATACATTCGCAACTCAGAGACTCATCAAGCTGGCTTAGAAGGACGCACTCAAGAATAAGACGCCGCAGTAAATCAAGAAAGTGGTTGCACTGTCTGACGCAAACTGAGTTGCTGAATCTAATGCTGCAGTCGAAAGGAAAATGCGCGATTACAGGCATTGATTTTTTTAGAGCGCCGACCACCGAGCGTCATCCCTTTGCGATCAGCATTGATCGAATTAATTCGAAAGAAGGCTATCAGTTGAATAACTGCAGACTTGTTTTATTGGCCGTGAATCTTGGAATGTGCCAATGGGGAGATGATGCATTTATGGAGATTTGCAGGTCAGCAACGGCTATGGAATTGCTTAGCGCGAGAGCAAAAAGAGCACAGTAACAGGAGCTAGATTCATTATAGAAAGCATAAAAGTTCCACGTGAAACAAACACTTAGCTGGTGCCGACAGAGGGATTCGAACCCCCGACCCCCTCATTACGAATGAGAT